TTATAAAGCTTTCGCGCATGTAAATAATTCAAGGGGGCGCCGTGGGGGCATATTGCCTGATAAGCTGGCGTTTATAATTTCAACCTGATTTTGATTAAGATCGGTCATCCATTTTCCGTAAACCTCAAAAACCATCTTGGCATTCTCATGCCCCATCTGACTAGCGATGAATGCGGGATTTGCGCCAGCCGATAATGACCAGCACGCATACGTGTGCCTTGATTGATATGGGGGCCGATAACGAACCCCGGCTTTCCTTAGTCCATTTTCCCACGAGTAGGCGAGCGAGTCTTTCGCGTAATGCCCTGGGCTATTTCTCGCGTTTCGTCTTGGCACAAAAACGAATCGTAAATTCTGTTGCTCTGTTTGACCAACGCCTCTGCGGTGAAAAGTAATTTCTCTTCTGGCGAGCGCGCCCGTAACTTTAAATTGCTCCCGGAGCGCATCAATCGCAGGTTTTAATAACGTAATTGTTCTTATTCCAGCATCGGTTTTGGGGGGTACAAATAAATTTTTATTTGTTAGCCCGCGGCTTATATGTATTTGACCAGAATTGAGATCAATGTCCTCCCATGCCATGGCGGCAAGCTCACAGTGCCTCAATCCGGTATGAATAGCAATAGTCCATAGATTTGCGAAAACAGTTCCAGAAAGTGCGGAAATAACCGCTGCGTACTCACCGCGCAAAAGTGGATCGGGTGTGTTTTTTGACCTTTTTAACAATTTCAATCCATCGTAGGGCATGCCTTTGATAAAGCCGCTCCGATACGCGAGTTTCATCATACCAGTCAGGGTGCACATCAATCGATTAACAGTCGAAGCGGCGCGCCCGGTTTTATTAAGCCACGCGTGCTTTGAGTGGATGGTGTCGCTTGTTAATAATTTATGGCGATAATTAAGCATGTCGGCATGTTCAATATCGTTGAGCAGCGTATTATCGCCAACAATTTTACGTAATGCAGATATTGCACAATTAAGATTGTCGTATGTAGCTGCTGAAATTTCATGTTTTTTTGAGGATGTATATAAATCGCAAAGCTCGGAAAATGTTTTAACTTTTACCGTGGACGAGAATTTTTTCAGGGCTTTAGATTCCGGGAAACGCTCAGCATAATCAAATCCACCTAGCTGAATTTCACTCACAATAGCCGCTCGCAAATTTCCGGCTTTGCGTATGTTACTACTGGTTACGGCCCACCCGTGCAACACCTCTCGGCAACGCCCCCCTCGATAGGTGAATGAAATTCTTATTTTGCCATTATGTAATTCAATTCCGGTCGGGTATTTCATTATGCATCCTGAACTAACTTATTAATAAGAGGATAGTTGTACCAGAGTAGACCTTTTGAATTATCGGTTTTGCCAAAGGCCGTTAGATGTTTGAAGTGCACGCCCTCAATCCATAATTTTAGGCGATAAGTTTTTATTTGCCCATCAGTCAAGCCGGTCCTTTCAGCGAGTCTTGACTCGACCACCCATTCCTCATTAAAAACAACCTGCGGCATGTCGCTACCTCATCCCGGCCCTCAATATACTGAAGGCCGTCTGTATAAACTGATAATTAAAATTCACTTCGTAACCTGGCGTTGCCACGCCTGAATTGCGTCTTGCCGGGTCCAGATATCGCCAACCAACACGGCTTGTTTTCCACACGCCGTGCGCTGGCAATAAACCCGGTAATACCAGACGCGCTTTCCGTTTTCTGTAGCGTATCTACCGCGCAAAACAGGGCTACCACCGCATGAACACTCGGATAAACCGTAATACTGCCGTTCGCGTTCTCTACTCATGCTCTCTACCTCGCATTACGCACACACCGATTGCGGCGCAGGGCGATCAGACCGACGCCGCTGGCGCTGTTCTGCATTGCGCTCAGTTCTGCCAGTAACGTCTGCGCCCGTCGCCACAGTCCACGCTTTTCGAGCTGCGCCACTTGTTCTTCGACGCGCCTGATTTCAGATACGCTATATAATGGTGGTGCTTTTTCTAAATCATTATTCTCAATAATGGGAATATAATTAGCTGGCGTGTGGTATGTTTTTTTTAATCCACACACTTCTTTAATTAATTTACCTTCGTTTGTTAAATGACTTAATGAGGCGATACATTCCCTGTTTGCTATATTCAGTGATTTAGAAATAAATGACGATGAAGCTCCTGGATTAAGATGAATGAAATTTGTAATTCTTGCTCTGCGTGATAGCGCCATATTATATCTGGCCCCGCAGGGCCAATCTCCGTTATCTGACCTGTAATGATTCCGCGCCTGTTTCCAGATGCGCACCTTTAATTTCCAACCCCGCCTCTATAGCCTCTTTTATTTTCTTCTTATCTGGCGCGATAACAGTGGCTATATCAACCAGGTCGTCAGGTAGTTGATCAACATTATCAATTACAACCGACAGGGAACCTTTGCGGACGGTAAATGTATTACGTTCGGTTTTAAATGATTTCATGTTTGCGGCTTGCAAACATTTTAATGCGTATTCTTTAAGGCTTTTCGCCTGTCCTTCGAATGATTTTTTGCGGTCAGCCAGTCGCTTCGCTTCTTCGCCAACTGTATTGGCCTGGCCTTCAAGATTGCGGACCAGCGTCATGATTCCGTCAAATTTATCACTTAACGCCAGTTCTTCACCTTCAATAGTGTCCGCAATATCGTCAACGGTAAATTCACCTGATTCAACCAGCGATTGTAATTTGCCAATATTTCCCGCGACATTTATTGCTGTGCTACTCATGCTGTTTGCTCCTGCTGCTCATTTAGTGATTTAATGCGCGCGTCTTTTATTGTATTCAGGCGGCGCAAACGACTTGCGAGATATTTAGCGTGTTCGGCATCACCTTTGGATTCGGCTGCTTTCCGGTGTATTTCTATTTCTCGCGCCAGCGTATCAAAAACTTTTTTTGCTTCGTTGGGGGTAACTGCCGTTTCAATTGTATTTGCCACGCTCGTCATTTTCTCGTCGAGTTCAGCACGGAGGCGGGTAATATCCTCGGCTTTTTCGCTGGCATTTTTAATTGCAAATTCGGTGTTGTTTTCCGCTAGGTATTCTGGCAGATCATAGAGTCCGAGCCACACATCAGCAGAGAATCCAAGCAGGGATAAGGCCTTTTTAAGCGCATCGGTTAATGATTTCTTTTGCGCCTCGCCATCACATTTAATTCCGTGTTTCGTTTTGAACATATACCGATCCCTCATCAGCACCGACCTGATACCACAGGCGGATTTTAATGCTGTGGTTTTGTTCATGCAGCAAGGTGCCGTCACCGTCACGCAACATGCGGTTGCAAATGAATTTTTTATCCTCATAAACAGCCTCAGAAAAAGGAGCGCCCGGAATCATTCGGTCCTCTAATATTTCAAAACCCCAACGACTACCGATAGGCCCAAATATCTCCGTAGCGCGCATAATCATATATTCGGGGTTGATGCTGGTTCCCTCAAATCCCATTCCCACCATCTGTTTTGTGAATCGGGGATCGGTCCGCATTACGCTACGCCAGATAGCGAGATTGCCCCTGGCCTCGTCGTTTTTGTTTGCCATGTCTTTTTCGAGACTTGCAGCAACGCCCTGAAAATCAACCGGGGCCGGGGTGGCTACAACATGGGCTTCTTTCGCTTTTACTCCCTCATCTGAGGCGACCGGGGCCGCTGGTTTTTCCTGCTCGCCCATTAACCCCTCAATTGAAAACACGCCGTTACCGTGGTTTTTTACCTCTGGTTGAACTTCGGTCTTAACCCATTTCGGATCATTCGGGTCGCTGATTCCCTCTACGTATTCACCGCGTTGTGCTGCGAGCTGTTTACTAACGTCATCATATGACGGCGCATTTTTGAGTTCCGTGTACTGCTCGCGTGTAATCTCCTCGCAACCCTGCTCAATAACCGCTGTCAGTTTTGCCAGCTTATTCGCGCGCCCAACCTCGCCCTGAGGGGTGCGGTAGTAGAACGGCCCCTGACGCTCTGGTTCTGGTGTGTCTTCCTGCGGCGCTGGCTCGCCCTGGCTTGATTCTTCGGTGTGCGTACCACACGCAATAGCGATCATTTGCGGATCCGGGTGTTCGTGGTCTGACTCCGTAAGCGTGGTGTTCAGATAGTGTGATAATTTACCCGGCGTGCTCTCAATATTTTCCGGTGCCGTTTTGACCGCGTAGATGATCATGGCTCGGGAATAATCGAGTACACCCGGAGTATTACGGAACGCGTCAAACAGGGCGGGGAACGGCTTTTCTTTATACTTAATAATTTCCCGAGCGCGGTTAATGTGCGCGGAGCGGAGATTGTAAATATCAAAATCCATCGCCCGTGCATGAATACCCAGCGCGATTTCGAGCGCGAGAGAGTTAAAATCATGCTCAACATCAGGATTGCGATCCGTGGCGTTACCACCGCCAGCGGTAGCGCCTGACGGGGTGCGTAATTTTTCAGTTGATTCCGGTTCCGTGCGCTCAGGATTTAAACCGCTCTGCCAGCTCGCGAGCTGCGCTTTGATGTCGGGCCACTTGCTGGTAGTTGCGCATTTTTTGACAACGTACTGAATGGCCTCAATAATACGCTCGGGGTACATAGCAGTAATTGCCGGAGTTTTACTAATTGCCTCGACAATATGACCGGGGAATGTTCCTGCCTCATCCTGTGTTAATTCCAGCGCGTCCGGCAGCATATCGGTTGTTATATCGGCGGTGGAGTATTTGACTAATACGGCGATTTTTTGCTCGCTGGAGAGTTTATTAAAATCCACTGACTTCGGTTCTTCAATACGTGAAACCGGGTGTCCTAATTCCTCGGACCAGTCATTTTCATAAAGAAAATCCTCATCCCATACATTAAGAGCGGGGCGGGGCATTCCTGGTGCGTCCTCGCAAAGAAAACTTTTAAATGCTGCGTCCTGCGCTCCCGGATATTCCTCAATGAATGCAAATGAAAGTTTTGCTCGCGCGTGTTTTTCACCACGCGCTTCAAATGCGTAGGCAACTTTGCGAGCGCCGTTTTCTTCAATTGATTTTTCGTCGGGGATATATGCACCGATATAGACTTTTAATTCTGACATTTTGTGTCCTTAATTTCTGAAACTGTCGTTAATTTTCTGTTGCTGGCGCGCTATCTCATCACTCAATTGCTGTGTAAATTCCGCGACCAGTTCTTCAATACTGCAAACATCAAATGCGTTATTTACTGCTTTTTCATCTGCTCTGCTGCCTAATGCGGTCAATACAGCAGACTGGATAAAGCGGGGCTTAATTGCCCCTGAAAACCATTCTGATAATTCTTTTTCTTCCTTTTCGCGTATGACATTAATAACATCAGCGTCATTGCGTTGCTGTTCAATAGCGTCATAAATAGCGTAAGCTGGCATAATCGGACCTGCTATTAAATGTGGTTATCCCTGCCTGTTAGGGCATAAATAAATTTAATTCTGATTAGTTAATTAAATGCTCGCCTGCACCATCTAAAAAAACTGTGATTAAGTTGCTTTTAATCATCGTTTTTTCTAGTAGCGTATTAATATGCAAACCGGCTTTGACATTTGCGGACGCGGTGTAAATTTTCCCGTTGTACAATAATAATGTTCCGGGCTTCACCTCTCCGCGCTCAACTAATTTAGTGCCGTAGTGTTGGTGTTTCATCAAAACACCTCCACAACTTCTAATCGCCCGTTATCAAAATGAGCCATTAAATTCGGGGTATCGCTGATTGAAACTTGTTTATCAACGAGCCAGTAGTACTCCAGATTAGCTTCAAATCCGGTGCGCAGCCATGCGGCCTGCTTAAACGGGCGCATAAAACATGCAGTGCCATTGATATTAACTGCGATCTGCATTCCGTCAGCTCGCTGGTAAACGTTGTAAAGCGGGGCGGGGATGAGTTCATCAATTAATTCGATGACCTCTCTTTCGGTCCCAAACTCATGATGACCGTCCATGTCGGTACTGCCATTAACGTCAACCCAATAAAACAGGCCCTTACCACAAAGCGGGATATTGTCCTCGTCGTACCCTGTTCCCCTGGTTACTGTCATGTTGCTCATTGCGAATCCCTCATCTGGCCTTGTCGCGGCTAACGGAACGTTTACTGAGTAATCACTGTGCAGTGATTGTTGATAGTCACATCATCCAGCTCTTCATATGCCGCTGGCGGCTACTTCGTGGGCATCCTGCCTGGGTGACTGCTTTCGACGATGTGATGTTAGCTATAGCTAAAATTAAAATCAAGTTAAAACTTAATTTTGGCGTGATTTATTGCCGATTTTTTTCAAGTATCTGTTTTATAGCGAAAAAAAACCGGCTTTCGCCGGTGCTATTGTATGAAGGGATTAGTGCATCATTTTTATAATAAGACCAGTAGCCATACCGACCGTGGCAATAATCGAACCTATAGTCCAGATAATTTGTTTGTTGGCTGAACTGGTCACCTTGGCCTCGAGGCTATCCTTGCTTGGCTTTGTTGAAAGTTGAGCATCTATATCAACGAATTTCTGAAGCATAACCGCCGTATCACGCCTGATTGCTGAAAGGTCGGTGCTCGCGGTTCGTAGATTGGCCTTTAGATCAGAAATATCATTCTTAATGCTTTCAACGTCTGATTCAAGTTTTGCGATGCGTACCTCATACATACCGCCACCTCCGTCACCGCCATTTTTAGGACCTGAACATGGCCCCCAGTTATTAGTATATATAACATTATTCATTGGTAGTGTCCCCATCAGCCCCTAAATCATCCATTTCCTGTATGGTAGCACTGACGATTTTGTAATGATGAAGCCGTGTGTATCCACATTTGTTACAACTAGTCATTAGAAGGGGGAGGCCGCCTGAGAACCCTGTCGTGGTTTCATCCCGATGAAGTCTCGCGTAAGGCAAATGATTAATAATAAGATCGTCCTTTTTCTCGCTGGTATCGATTTCCCAAGTGGCGCTTATATCCCAACCGACAAACTTACAAACAGGACACTGGACGCCCGCGCCAACAGAAGTTAAAAAATTGATAAATTTCTCATGCGTAATAATCAAAATACTATTCCCTCTTACTTGAAATCCAACTACTCCATTTCCACTAACTATCTGTTTTGTTTCTTTTTCTTGCTTTTAGTAGTTCATCAAATAGTCGATTATAGTTTTCGACTTTTACTCTCATGGCCTCCAGTTGTATGAGTTGCTCCGATTCTGGTAATGAATTAAATAATTCAAGCCACTCTCGTTGCTGTTCATCAAGCTCTAACGGCTGAGTTACTGGCACACCCGGAGTCTGTTCTTTATCTCCGTAGAGAATCCAGGTTGCCGAACACTGGAGCGCCTTCCCTAAAGCAAAAAGGTTCTTCCCCGTGGGCTCACTATCATCTCTTTCCCACTGCGATACGGAAACATCAGACAGCCCAAGGGCCTTAGCTAATGACTTTTGCGTTAATTTCAACTCTTTGCGGCGGAATCTGATGCGTTCGCCGATAGTCAACTTTTTCATATCCATAGTTAGCTAATACTAATATCTCTTGATCAAGTTTTTATTTGGTTGTATTTTATTAGTTATGGCTAATTTTAAGGGCAAGATAATGTTCACAAGGGATGCGTTAGAGTTTTTTGGTAGTAAAACCCGCGTAGCGGAGGCTGCGGGCATCAGGCTTCCATCTTTTTACAAATGGAAAGAGTTGGTACCTGAAGCAAGGGCCATGCGACTACAGGAGGCTTCCGGCGGAGTTCTAACTTACGACCCCGTTATCTATGACCAGCATAAACAGAATCGTCGCGAGGAGCTGAAAAATGCAAATCACTCCGTCGATTGATGCCGTTGCCACGGCTATTAATCAGTGGGCAGCGAGCGAGGGCTGGCAAACCGTCGGCCTGGATATAGCAGCACAGTATCACTACGAGGGAGGCGGCAGTTTACTACCCGACCCAGACAGTGACCAGGACAACGCTAGGCAAGGGGTGCGCCGTATTTTCCAGAACTGTGACGGCCCACGCTATAGCGCTATGGCGGCAGAACTGACAGGCCCGGCATTACGCGCCATGCCTGTTCTGCGTAGTGCTGCCGTGTCAATGCCTGATGCGCCGCAGTATTTATCTGCTCTGGCTCTCAAGGAGATCACGGAGTTTTTAAACGCCGTCAACCTGGGCGCGCCTGATCGCGAGCTGTGCAAAGAGGGGAAGGAGGCGCGCGAGGCGTTCAATCGGTTATTTAACACGGTGATCCCGGCAGGGCACTAAACAGTTTCAGGCGGTTCGCGTGGCAGAAATTGAAGACGGTTATACGCGCATTGCTAATGATCTTTATGAGGCACTGATAGGCGCAGATTTGACAAAAGTTCAAAGCAAAGTTGCGCACGCAGTATGCCGCAAAACATACGGGTTTAATAAAAAAATGGACCGAATATCGGATGGGCAGTTAGCTGAAATAACCAGATTGCCGCGGCAAAAAGTTAATGCTGCGAAAAACGAGCTTATATCCATGAAGGTTATAGATCGTGAATGTGGGTTAATTGGTATAAATAAAAATATTGCCGATTGGGATATTAACGGCTCACATCACAGCATTAATAATGTCACCAAAACAGGGACACACAAAAGACAAAAGAAAGTAAATACTAAAAGATCTTCGTCAGAGAATTCTGGCGAATCCCCTGACGAGCAATTACAGAAATTTTTATCAGCCCATCCTGACGCGGTGATTTATACCCCGTCCATGGCAAAGTGGGGAAGCGCTGATGATTTGCGTTGTGCTGAGTGGCTTTCCGCCATGATTGAAACAATCAGGCCGTCTGCAACAAACCGAAATATGACCTCGTGGGCAAATGATGTCCGCATGATGCGTTCGCTGGATAATCGCTCACACCGTGAAATCTGTGAGTTATTCAAATGGGCAGCCAGTGATTCCTTCTGGTGCTCGAATATTTTATCTCCTGCAAAACTGCGTGAGAAGTGGGACACGCTCGCGATACAGCGTGAAGCCAGAGGACGCAAGCAGCGGCACGAAGATTTAAACCACGGCGATGATTCAGAGCACTGGAACAGCCCTGAGGCCTGGAGTGATTTTATATGACAACCGAATTATACCGCGCAATTGAAAACCGCGATGGGCGTGCGTTATCGCGCATGTCGGGCGCTAACGCAGATCAGGCAAGGGTTATTAATCCCGAAGCTGAAAACCTTGTTGACGCGCTATTCAGACAGCTTAGACAGGTTTTTCCTGCCTCCACGCAGACCAATTTAAAAACCGCTGCCGATGAAAAAACCGCAAAGCAGCAATGGATCGCCGCGTTCGCAGAGGCAGGCATCAGCCAGCGTGAACAGTTATCAAACGGCATGGCAAAGGCTCGCGCCAGTGCGTCGCCTTTCTGGCCTTCACCTGGTCAGTTCATCGCATGGTGCCGTGAAGGGAAAGGCGTGCTGGGTATCTGCGCCGCTGACGTCATGACCGAGTACTGGAACTGGCGAAAGCTGGTTTTTCGTTATCCAACGAGTGAGCAATACCCGTGGACACAGCCGGTTATGTACCACCTGTGTATTGAGTTACGCCGCCGGGGAACGGAGGGCCAGATGACCGAAAGTGAGTTAACCGCGCTCGCTGGAAAGCTGCTGGTTGACTGGGAAAAACGCGTAATGGACGGCAAGCCGATCCCGCCAATTCGTCGCGCACTGGCGGCACCTTGTGCTCCGAGAGGGAAAACTCCGGCGCAAGAATTACTGGAAAAATATAACGCCCGCAAATCCGCAGGGCTGATTTAACAGGGGGTTTTATGAGAAACGATATTTCATGGGCGAGGGCATTTATGACCATAGGTGTGGCGCTTGCTATAGCGTGGGCGTTGAGAGGGTAATCATGAGTGAACTAACAGCTGCACACTAAACGATTGAGAAAGAGCGTGAAGTGACGAACTGTCCTGATGGCGTCGATTTGCAGTGGTGGGTAGGCCAGTTAATAGCCCGATTAAACTCAGTGGCTTCAGAAAATGAAGCGCTGAAATTCTCGAAGCCCTCTCTGAGCGTGATGATGACTGCGCTTGATGCTTTCTACGCCGATGATGAAGTTCCTGAGAGAGCGATGATGGCGGCATACGAAATTCTTCGCGAGTCCGTGCAGACACCCACAACAGACAGAATCCTGCGCGTAGCCGAGGCGCGGGGTGTTGAGAAATTAACTGACCGTCTTCAGCAATTTCTTGATGATGGAGATTTTGTCGGTGATGAAATTCCGGTAATCGCAGGCGCTATTTATTGCGGCAAAGAGCTTTCTGAGCAGCTGCGCGAGGGGAAAGCAGAATGAAAGAGCGCGGAATGATTTTTAACAGCGAAATGGTGCGCGCCATTCTCGATGGGCGGAAGACGCAGACGCGGAGAATCATCAAGAATCAGCGCGAGGGGGTGTGTTGGGGCGTTAAACCCGCGCAAAACCCACGATGCGCTGGGCACACCCATGATTGGTGGTTGCCAACAGGTACCCAACCATATGCAGCCCTTCCAGCTTGTCCACATGGTTCAATCGGCGATCGCATTTGGGTGCGCGAAACGTGGGCGACGCTTGGTAATGAAGACGGCTGTTGTGTTGATTGGAATGACAACCTGTGTAAGGGCGACAAGAAAAGCGCAGCTCGTATTTACCGTGCAAGTTGCGAGCAAAAGCCAGGTGATTACGGCCTGTGGTCAATCCCTGATGATGCCGACTGGAAGCCGTACACTGAGAATGAAAAGTTCGAAGGTGCCTGGCGCCCATCAATTCACATGCCACGCTGGGCCAGCCGTATTTTGCTGGAGATTACCGACGTGCGAGTTGAGCGGTTAAACGATATCAGCGAATGCGATGCAAAAGCAGAGGGCGCACCAACGGAATGCACCCTCATTGGTGATAAGCATTACCCCGGTTTCCGTAGCTTGTGGAAGTCCATCTACGGCAACGACAGTTGGCAGGCTAGCTCGTGGGTGTGGGTAATTGAATTCAAACGTATTCAGGAAACGGCGCAATGAGCAAAATTGATTATCAGGCACTACGCGCGGCGGCAGAAGAAGAAATTATGTGCCGGCAGGCTTGCGACACGTCAGACAACTGGCAGGATTTAGCAACACCAGAAGCGGTGATCGCGCTGGTGGATGAACTGGAAACAACGAAACGCCGCGTAACAGTGCTGGAGGGCATGAACGCCGCATCAGCTAAATACGCTAAAAAAATTGCTGATTCTCGCGATAAATTGCGCAACCGGGTATCAGAATTAAATAGCTATCACACTGCGTATATTGACTGGCAAGAAAAAACTGACTGGGTGCAGGCAGACACAACGCGGTTTAAATCAATCCTGCCGCTGGGAAAACACCGCGCCGACGTATTACGGGAATATATCGAATATTTAGAGTCTCGCGTCGTGACCGTTACGCTGCCTGAATATCGCAATTCCCCTGACATGCACACAAAGGAATATTACGAGACTATTGGTTTTAATCAGGGGCTTGATGCCTGCATAGACGCACTTCGCGCCGCTGGCGTAGCCGTGGAGGGGGAATAGATGGCTAAATCAACAGATGTACATGACCTGTTAACCGCGTACCAGAATCAGCACCGGAAAATACCAGCAAAAGGTGTTTATGCGGCAAAACATCGACAGGCTGAGGTTAATGCGGCGCACGTACGCAAGCTAACGCGCAAGCGTCGTCGGTCAGTCGGCAGGTCAAATAAACTCGGCTGCCGCTTTACTGCGGAAATGCGTGTAGCACTGATTTGCGAGATGAATTTTTTGGCACTGATGTGCCGCTCTAACCGTCAGCAGGTAACTAAATGACAACTCCAATCACAAAAGAGCGCCTTGCAGAAATTATTCATGCCGCTGGTCTTGAACCTTGTGACTATGAAGAGGTGTTTTCATCAATAAAGACGGGTGAAATCGTAAAGATGGCCCGTATCGCGCTGGCGGCAATGTACGGCTCGCCAGATCCGGCGGCTCCAGATAGCTGGATCACCGCTGTAAATAGACTATTAGACAGTGACGGCAGTCGCGGCTGCTATCACGCTATTGAGCTGGCGGAGGCGCACCGCGAACTGGAGCAACTACTCTCAGCGCAACAGGCGGGTAGTGTTTCAAATTGATAACAAACCTCGAATAATTGTTAATGAAAATGTGTTTTGCGTGATTTATTCGGGGGTAATTATGAAACACGGTATCTATGACGAAAATTGGTCTGAAAAATTCATCGAGCGCGTAGAACTACTGCGCAAACTTGACACCCAGGCTATCACTATGCCCCTGTTCCGCGAACGTGCGGAACAGATATTCACTCAAATGTCCGAGCGCGTAATGGCGCGCGCCAAGAAACAACTCGGCGACACAGACGTAACGGCGGTGTCGTTTGAAGAGGCGATCCGGTATTACGTAGTTGGCGGTACCGGCTCGCCAGTTCTCGACTATCTCGTTTCTCGTGTTAAACCGTTTTGCGACCAGATGCGAATATCTGTTGATGCTCACGGTGTGGCAGCGTTTTGTTGTGCATTCATGATACTCAAAGGGGATTTGCGCGTGTCCTATGCGTTTTTCACGTTGCTGATGCGCCCGCTGGTATCAGCGTTCAGAATCGGAGATTTCGGGCGCAGGAACGGCAAAAAGGGCGGCAGGCCACACAACCCACACTATCATGAGGCGTTGCAACACGCGGTCAACGTTATAGACGCGCACCCGAACTGTACGCGGGTATTTCTCGTTAACACGGTCGTATCAAAACTGAGTGAAAAATACAGCGATTCACCGTCAGCCCGGACGGTAAAACGCTGGCTACAGGCTTCTGGCATTTACTGACAATAACCCCGTTTTGTCGGCAATAGGGGGTTATGCCACTGTCCGCGCTAATTGCTGATTATTAAAATGCGCCCAATGTTTTTATTGAGACGCTCCCGGATGAGGTCGCACTGTACGCACATACAGTGTTTATGTCTCTGATTTAACGGGAGATATCATGAGAATCATGAATGATTTAATACCAGACGCAGAGTGTCACACAGGTCTGGTACTGGTGAGAATAGAGGAGGGGCGCATTATTGGCGGTTTTGTCCTGCGGCCTGACCAATTCGTTACATCAATAACTGAACTGGAGGATGCGCGAAAAATGGCGGGATTACCCATCTCCTCTTACACTCGCGGCGTAACTGATTTATAATATTCATCCGCGAGCCTGAACAACTCGCACTGAGTAACACTGTGCCAACGGAGCGATACCGATGGCATTGCAATTCCCCCGTGACGGCCTGCGCCTACACAAATCAAATTTCGCTGCGATAGGGCAGCAATTAACGCCGTTGTTAGAGTCGGGCGAATGCTATCGCCTGATTATCAAGCCGTGGCGCGAAAAGCGTACAACCTCCCAAAACTCACTTCTTTGGATGTGGAACGATGATGTAGCTAAAGCTGCCAGTCTCTACTCATCCTGCGTGCACATCTCGGAAGAGCTTCACGAATATCTTAAGGGCATGTTTTGCCCTGCTAAGCCAATTTCCGTCTTCGGTGTTACCAAATTGGTTAAATCCACCAAAATTATTGGATACCGAGGAGATGACCTTCTACCTTCGCCGCATTGAGGTCTGGTGCGTGGAACGGGGGATAAAACTTCGAATCCCAGCCGATTCAGAGTACCACTCAAAAGGAGTCGACCATGTTTGAGGGGGAAATCTGGAAGCCTGTGCCGGGCTACGAAAACAGCTTTGAAGTAAGCTCTTTTGCACGTGTTCGTAGTCTGTCACGCGAGGTAGTTACGTGCGGAAAAGATAAAAAAACCTGGACTACCAGAACGATCAAAAGTCGTATTTTGAAGGGCTGTATAACTTCTCATTACATTCGGGTGTCTGTTGGTGGAGGGCATAAATTGCTGCATAGATTTGTTGCGATGGCCTTCGTTCCCAATCCCAACAACTATCCCCATGTAAATCATATAGACGGGAATAAGCGCAACAATCGACCGGAAAACTTAGAGTGGTGTACTCATAAAATGAATATGAGGCACGCTAATGAAACCGGTCTATCCAATAAAATTAAAACCCCGGTTATCGCCGAAATGAACGGCTTTGGGTATTGGTATCCATCAATGCAATCAACCAGAGGGTATGGTTGCAACCCCTCTTTGGTTCACGCATCAATTCAAGGGCGTCAAGGCTTGCATCGAGGTATGCGGTGGAGTTATTGCGAAACGCTCTCCCACGATTCTGAATTTATGCGCCTGCGCGAACGGCAGGAGGCGTAATGAAATACTCCTGGTTTAACCACGACAATTGTACAACTGCTGAGGCCGACGAACTCCAGCAGCGTTATCGCGCGCGTGGCGTTCAGATAGTGCGAGAACTGAATCCAGATCACGTCACGTGGACTATCAGCGCCCGGTTGCCGGAGAGTGAAAAACCTCCGCGCGTCCGACGTTGCTGGCAAAACTGGATGTGGATCTGATTATGGCTAAACAACCGAGGCGCAAATGCAAAATCTGCCGCGAGTGGTTTCACCCGGCGACGTTTAATGTCTGGTGGTGCTGCCCGGATCACGGCGTTGAATACGCGCTACAGCTCAGGGCGAAACAGCGTGAAAAACAGCAGGCAAAAGAAAAACAGGAGAGGGTGCAATCAGCGAAAAATGAGCGTGCGAAATGGCGTGAGCGGAAAGCAAAAGTTAAGCCCCTGACACACTGGATCAACATGACACAGCGCGCGTTCAATGACCTGTGTCGGGAGATGGATTTGGCAAACGGGGAGGGCTGTATTTCGTGCGGCACTCGCGATGCGTTTGCGTGGCACGCCGGACACTACCGAACAACAGCGGCGGCGGGCCAGTTACGTTTCACCCGTGCCAACGTCAATCTGCAATGCGATGCCTGCAACGTCTACAAATCAGGAAATATCGAGCGTTACCGGGTTGGGCTGGTGCAAAAAATTGGCGAGGCCGCTGTGCTGGAGATAGAGAGAGACACCACAGCACGCCGCTGGACCGTCGAAGAACTGGCAAAAATACGCGCGGAGGCCCGCGCTGGATTACGTGAATTGAAAAAGAGGGTCGCAGCATGACGTATAACGCCGGTTTTAAATCACTCCCGCTTATAACCAGTGAGGCGCATTTACGCCGTATCTGGTGTCACGGCAAACGCACTATAACGCCGGGTCAGCGTGTGTGGGTGCGGTATATGTTGAACCTGTGGGGAGCTGTGATGGGGGGCGATACTTGCCCGGGCTGTTCGGGATCAAGCGTGATAGGACGCTTAATGATGCGCAAGGAGTGGGATCAGGGCAGCGCGGATCGCATCATCCATGCCGTTAACAGATTGCATGAAGAAGGTCTGCGGGGCGAAGAACTATTTCGAAAAGCACGCGAATTGGTGATCCCGCAATCCACGACAAAATACTGGCTTGAAAAGACTCAGGCTGATGATGACGCGGAGTTCATTGAGCGAGTGATAGTTAAGACGTTGCGAAAAGATAGCCCGATGTACGCGGTTGCGGTTCTCAGGCATTGCTCACACCTCAACACGCACCGTATAGCTGTAACTTTGGCAGGGATGACAGGGACAGATGTGCAGGCCGCTCGAAAGCGGATTGTATGGTGTGAGAAGGTTTTAGAGGAAGACTTGTTTTATGCAATGCGGCGAGAACTGAGAGCCGAGCTGACTGATTTACAAAATGTAAGCAGAGCAATGCAAGCCCGTGGCTACTCAGACTTATGAGCACTTTTTGTTAATTAAACGAAAAAATAAACTGACACTATTTGTATATGCTCGGCAGTGTTACACATTGAGCAAAACAATTTAAAACCCCGTCAATCAGATGGGGTTTTTTCATTTAGAAGGTCTTTTTACTACGACTCCCAACACTTTGTATGCATAATGGGTTTGAGTTAACCTTCAAAAATTCGCTTTAATCATTATTTTTTTGTATCATTTTGAAAAAAATAGAAATGTAATGAATCAATGACTACGATTATCGCACAAGATTCTGTTTTCGCTGCTGTAGACCAACTTTGGACGGATGAAGAAGACAGGCCAGCAGCCGCACCGTTTAAGAAGTATTACGTATTAAATGACTCTATACTTTTCTTTTCCGGCTACATCGACCCAATCTTAGCAATTTTGGCTGGCTACATCGGTGACCGCATCGGTGTTGATGAGGAGTTCGCCGATTGGATTGCAAAATATGTTGAAGCAGAGCGTAGTACCTGTGAATTCATTGAGGTGGATAGAAAGAGTGGGGCGATTACCTATTACATAGGTGCGGAGCGATTAAAAGCATTGGGTAGCATTTTTTACTGTGCAGGCTCTGGTTCAACATATGCTATCAATTCGTATATTGATAGCGTTAGCATCATCAATACTGGTGGCGCTTTTGACTTTTCGCAGCATGGTCTAAACCTGATTACACGAAGTATGAACATTGCTTTCCAAAAGGATCCGTGCTCTGGTGGTGATTTTAACTTTATTATCTGGTTGGAAAATGCTCAGGTCATTGATCGGTTAGACTGGATTGCAGATGCCCACATCGACAACTACAATAAAAAGATAAAGACTAAAATTATCGAGAGATTTGAAAGCGTAGATTGTCTGAAGGAAATGCTTGCATGGATGAATGATGAGTCAAAAGAGGATGATAAAGAGATGGAAATTGAAGCGAAAATCTTTGACCAGCAAGACGTGAAGAGTTATAGTCCGCAAACTAATTTAGCAGCAAAAGGAAGATCCAAAATGAGCAACACTACTCAGCAGAAACCAAGGGTTGCAGTAAAGACCTCGGGTTCTTCTCGAGGTGCAGTGTTAAGCGCATCTTCACTTAAAGCACGTTTAGCCCAGCGTAAAGCAGAGGGGCTAAGCTAATTAATTAGCATCATAAAAAAAGCGCCTGCGGGCGCTTTTTTTGTATTGCCCCTAAACAACCTTTTCAGGTGGTCTTTTACTCTAAAACGTGATGACTTTCCTTCAGCTTATCAAGATTCAGGCGAGATCGTTATGTTCCATGAATCGCCGAATTTCATGGATTCAAACTAGAGGGAACTTTGGAGCTTCTAGTTAACTGTCTTCCTGAGGATGTGTAATGGTACTGAATGAGCTTGCAATCTGATGGGGCAGCTTTCTTCAATTTCATATACCTCATAAGAAAATTACAACCTTGTAGTGCTGTTTCTCTTGCTCATAGATAACATTCACTACGTTTTGTACTTGCTTGGGGCTTGATTGACTTAATTCCGTTAGCTTATCTGCAATAAGGCGAAAAAGGTCGATGCGCTTTTCGGCGTAACATTTATCAATCAGTTGCGTTAGCGTCTTATTTACTGATTTCTTTTAAGGGTGAGATTCAATGCCTCACAAATCATTAGTCGATTTCGTAGCGCGAAACGACGGCACGATCACGCTCATGTTCCTGGCTATTGTCGGCGTTGTCGGCAGGGTGTTCTACACGGGCGCGCCTTGGCGGCAGGCTGTCGGAGATCTGATTCTCTGTCCGGCAATCACGTTTGCTATTGAGCCGTTGATACCAACTCAAATTTACGGGGTGCAGGTTACGCCTGAGCTGGTGGCACTGTTGATCGGTATTGGCGGGGTACACGGGGTCCGCTGGATTGTATCGCAGAGAAAAAAACGACTCACAAACGTAACGGATGATAACCAGCCTCGCTAATGCGGGGCTTTTTTATGGAGACAGGCCATGAGCGAACCACGCTGGCTTACTGAAGCTCATAAATTTATCGGACTGAAAGAGATTAAAGGACAGCAGCATAACCAGGAGATCCTCCAGTTCTGGCGCGACATCAAACGGAGCGGTATCAAAGACGATGAAACTCCCTGGTGTGCTGCGTTCACCGGAGCTGTGCTGGAACGTTGCGGAATTAAATCAACGCGGTTTGAGTCGGCTGGCTCATACCTCGGCTGGGGTGAGCAGCTATTAAAACCGGCGTTCGGGTGCGTTGTCGTATTTAAACGCGACGGCGGCGGGCATGTTGGTTTTGTTGTCGGTCAAAATAGCGCGGGTGATTTGCTGGTGCTGGGCGGCAATCAGTCCGACGCGGTGAATATCAAAGCATTTCCGCGCTCGCGGGTGAGCGGTTATCGCTGGCCCGCAGGCGTTCAGGAAATCCCTGATTTTAATTTGCCCGAACGAGTGAATATTAGTTTTTCAATTAGTGAGGCGTGACGATGAAAAGATTATTAATTCTGGTGGCGCTAGTCGCCCTGGCTGGCTGTACGCACACGACGTATACAGAGGCGACGCGCGCGGACGGAACGACGGTGAAACATATTGCGATTGCGCCGGGTACGAAAATTACCACGGCAAACGGCAATTGTATTGATTCCACGGGCGCGGCGGCTGAGTGTCCGGTAAAGGAATAAGCAATGAAAAAAACATTGCTGGCCGCCTTATTTCTCTCGTTGACTGCGTGCACTGACCCGGATTCCGCTCGAAAAGCACTGGAGGTTAACGGGTACACCAATATACAGATTCGGGGTTATGCGGGGTTGATGTGCTCTAAAGACGACACCTATTCAACTAAATTCACAGCAATATCCCCAGCCGGACACTCTGTTAGCGGTGCTGTGTGTAGTGGATTGTTGAAGGCTGCGACGATTCGAATCGACGTCTAACAATATGACGCGTTGACAATTTACAGCAAATAAACAGTACAGAGCGTCAATTACTGGCGCTCGATAGTGATTATTGGAAGGTGGGCGACCGCCGCCAGTTGGAGCTGGCGACAGTCATTCATACCCACATCGCGCCGTGGATACAAACCGAGGCCCACTTGCTCGCGCAAGCCGGGTAATAGTAATCGGAATAGACATGGCTGAACAGATAGCAGTTATTTTTAAAAACATTTCCGAACTGAATGAGTACGAAAGAAATACGCGGACACATTCTGAGGAGCAAATAGAACAGATCGCCGCCAGCATTAAGGAATACGGCTGGACCAATCCGGTTCTAATCGATGAGGCTGGTGTAATTATCGCAGGGCATGGGCGGTGCGCTGCCGCTGAATTGCTTACGCTTGAGCAGGTGCCAACAATTACCCTGACGGGATTAACGGACCAGCAAAAACGCGCCTACCGAATGGTTGACAATCGCCTCCCGCTTAACGCTGGTTGGGACGAAGGCCTACTACGTATTGAGCTGAGCGAATTACTGGGCGAGGGTTATGATCTCTCACTGCTCGGATTCAATGAACCTGAGCTTGACGAACTGCTGGCAGACGGCGGTATTCCGATAGCGTTTGATAAAGATGAGGGGCAGACAGGGGCCGACGATATGAACTGGTTAACGTTCAATCGTAAACGCGTGCCAATGACAGATGATGAATCGAATAGCCTGATGGGGGCGTTTGACGCGTTTGTAGAAAAATCGGGTTCACATTTCGGATTCGTTGCTTATCTCACCGGAGGTAACGATGCTCACGCTTGATTTTGACATCGCTGGACTGCGTGGCGCTGACTATAACCCGCGTCACATTGATGGTGAGGATCTGGAGAAACTGGCAGAGAGTATTCGAGAGCTTGGCCTGGTAAAGCCGCTCATCGTTCGCGGCAATCTGCTGGTGGCTGGCCACCAACGTACAAAGGCGCTTCGCCTGCTTGGCACTGAAAAAGCTGCCGTATTCGAACTGTCACGCGATACCACGGTTTATGATGAAATCCGGTTCAACCAGCTCCACAACGGCACCGATATGGATTCCGGTGATGAGCACTGTTTTATTTCTGGATTGAAGGGCCACCACGGTTTTATTCAAGTTACTGCAGACCGTATCACCGGAAACTATCGCTCCCGGCTGGCATACGTTCGCAGGGAAATAAGTGACATGATCCTGAAGTATGGATCGTGGGGTGGATGTGTTGCCACTGAGTCGGGAGAAGTTATTCACTGTGCGCAATATGTGCTGGCATGCAAACACTTGGCTGTACCGCTGACGGTTTACGTCATACCTGATTCTATGCGGGAGAAATACAAAAAATATCTCGATCGCAGCTATGGCGTATTCAACTACGAACACCTGGATAAAAAAACTTACGTCCAGACCTACGCACAGATGATGCGTTTACGTACAACTGGCGTGAAGAGCATCAAATCCAGGCTATACGAAAACCTCACCATTCCATGGCTACTCAAACAACCGGACAGCAAAAAGCTTAGAGGTATCGATTTTGGTTCAGGCCAGGGAGACTATGCGCGCCTACTTCGCAAGCAGGGATATAACCTGCTGGATGTAGAACTATACCGCCGTCGCGGTGCCGGGAACGTGATTGATTCCAGCGCAGTCCACCGGATGATCACAGCAATGTGCGAATCCGTTAGAAAACACGGCCCCTTTGATTACGTTATTTGTGACAGCGTACTCAATAGCGTTGACAGCCTGCAAGCAGAGCACGCTGTGCTGACCTTTATCGCATCTCTATGTAAGCCAGATGGGGAGTTGTTCTTCTCCGGGCGTCGCCTCAAATTTATTCAGGACATGATGCGCTGCATGCAGGCTGCAACCAGGACCGGGCAAATTTATTTTTTTGATGAGAATAATTTTTCCGCAAAGTATCGAAAGGGAAACTGGTTCTATCAAAAATTTCATGCCGATGAAGATATTAAAAAAATCGGCGACAAATACGGATTAACGATTAAGTCCCACGTTTGTTCAGATTCGTCATATCAGGTACATGCAGTACCGACACAGCAGCAACCGCACCACGAACTGGAGAGTGCAATTCGATTCGAGTTCGAGTTACCGTTCCCCGATGGTAACCCGATTGGGAGATCAGAGGACGTTCTTAGTGCGTTCAGGCAAGGCAGCCACAATGATTGATTTCCAAAAGGTGCAGGCGCTCGCCGCGCGCCGCATGAGCGAGCAACAAATTGCCGATGTGCTGGATATGGATATCAACGAACTGAAAACGAGTCCGGAACGTCTCACTGAATATCGCGAGGCAATCAGAAAGGGGCGAGCAAAAGGCGAGGCTGAACTACGCGGCGCTCTGTATAAGCGCGCCAAAAATGGCGATCGTTCTGCGTATACTGAACTAATGAGACGAGAGAAGGAAAGCGGCTAATGAAACCGGACGAGGGCGCGCTTAAACGTGATTACTGCGCCGGAGTGCTCTCGATCCAGAAAGTTGCTGATAAGCACGGTATAGCAAAATCCACTCTGATGGATATGGCGAAAAAACACGGCTGGATGCGACAAAAAAATCGGTCCAAAAAATCCGTCCAAAATAAAAATGGACGGACGGACGAAAAAACAGTTGAGCGAGAGAAATCTGACGCGAAAAAAAACTCGTTAGCTGCGGGGGATGATGGAGATGATTCAGCCGACGAGGTCAGTAATTTCGGGCTGTCACCGCAGCAAGCGAATTTTGCTCACTACGTCGCTGAGGGTAAATCCAGGGTGGAGGCGTACCGGCTCGCGGAGTATCAGAGTGAGGGTAACGCAGCATACGTAAATGCCTGTCGCCTGCTAAGAAATGCTAAGGTTTCGCGCTACGTTCGACACCTCCGCGACAAATTCGAAAAGCGTCAGGCGGCAACAATTGACGACCTGATTCATCAGTACACAGCAATAGCAAACGCGGACCCGAATGAACTGGCACAGCACCGACGCGTGAATTGTCGTTATTGCTGGGGTGAACACCATCTCTACCAGTGGCGTGATATTGCTGAATACGACAGAGCATCAGCCGCAGCAGCAAAAGACGGAAAGCAGCCGCCGGATTACGGTGGCCTGGGATTTGTTGATACTGCCGATCCTCATCCTGATTGCCCGAAATGTAACGGCGAGGGAGTGAGCGAGGTATTTATTACCGACACCCGAGATTTGGAGGGTAATGCTCGCTGGCTATACGCGGGCGTGAAAGAAACGAAATTCGGTATTGAGATTCAGACCGCAAATCAGGACGCAGCACGGCGTGAACTCGCCAGGCTGTTGACCGCTCATCTGACGGCAGGTGGCAAACCAGGTGAACGCGCGGCAGCAGGTTACACACCGGACGATTACCGCAACGCACAAAACTGGATAGACAATGAATTTGGGGATCTGGACTGATGATTGAGTGGGAGAGTCTCGAGTTTCCAAAGCGGGTGGAGGTGAAACGTCGCTCCACTCGTTCTTTTTTGAATTACACGCGGCTGTGGTTTGAGTTGATCCAGGGTGATCGGTTGATGGTGAACTAGCACCACCGAATGATGGCGGCGAAAATCGACGGCATTATTAACGGCACAGCAGCGAAACGAAATCTGATTATCAACACCCCGCCTGGCTCAACAAAAACAGAATTTTTTTCTATTCATCTGCCAGCGTATATCAACGCACTGGTGCAGGAAAAAAAGTTACAACGTTTTCGTAATCTGAATATTTCGTTCTCTGATTCACTCGTTAAACGTACCAGCCGCAGAACGAGAGATATTATTGCCAGCCCGGAGTATCAGGAGTTGTGGCCCTGTCAGTTCGGCGTCAAACAGGCTGACGAGTGGGAGATAATCAACGCGCTGGGGCGTTCAGTTGGGCAAACCGTGTCGCGAGCTGGTGGCGGTCAGATTACTGGCGGTCGTGGTGGTTATTCCGGTCCCGAATTTTCGGGTTATGTGCTGCTCGACGATTTTAATAAACCGCTCGATATGTTCTCGGAGACGAAGCGCGCCTCTGCCAACCAGTTACTGGTAAACACAATTCGCTCCCGTCGTGGGGATCGCTCTAAAGACAATCCCACTCCGATTATTTCTATACAGCAGCGGCTCCACGTTGATGACGCGACCGGGTTTATGCTCACTGGTGGAATGGGCCTGAGTTTTGATCACACCGTTATTCCCGCGCTGATTGGCGAGGAATATATCGACGCGCTGCCGGAACCGTGGCGAACACAGTGCTGGAGCGTCGTAAAAAACACTGACAGCGTAACCGTCGCGGGCGTCCGGTACTGGTCGTATTGGCCCGAGATGGAGTACGTGGGAGATCTGCTGGCACTGTGGGAGCGTGACGCGTACACGTTTTTGAGTCAGTACCAGCAAAATCCAGCAGCATTATCCGGTGGGCTGATTAACGGCGAATGGTTTCGCACGTACAGGAAATTACCGCGCCTGCTCTGGCGCGCTGTGTACGTTGATACCAACTCCGGCAAAGTTAAAGATTTTAACGACTACACCGTTTTTACCCTGGCGGGTATGGGGGTGGACGGGAACATGTATATCATCGATATGGAGCGCGGGAAATGGGACCCGGAGGAGCTGCTACGAAAAGCGGAGGAGCTGTGGGAGCGCTGGCAACCGTCGGATACTCTCCAGCGTGCGGCGCTGCGTTATATGGCTATCGAGGATAAACAGGCGGGGCAGGGGCTGATAACCACGCTCACAAAACGGCGCGCTATTCCAGTTAACGCGGTTCAGCGTGGCGACGGCGAAAATAAACTGGTCAGATGCCTGAACTGTATCCCGCAACTGAAAACCGGAAAAGTTTATATCCCCGACACTCACGACGCGGACCGGAACCCGATATTCCACACGTATTACAGTGACGGCGTAACGATAGCTGGCACAACACAGTGGGTAGTTGGATTTATTGCCGAGGCCGTTGCGTTTACTGCTGACGATACACACGACAACGACGATATGCTGGACACTGCGATGGACGCGGTAGACGACATGTTGATTAACCCGCAGCGAGGATTCTTTGACTGATGTGGCCCTTCAAAAAACAGCAGCCCGAACCGCTGCCAAAAAATGATGACCCGCCCAAATCTGGAGCGGGTTTTTTTTCGACTGATGTGCCGTTGTTCATGCCGGAAATTGACCGGACCGCACTGATGGCGCGTAGTCTCCAGAAACCAATGCCCCGCACACGTAAAGGTGTCGGCATGGATGCCGCAATTGGCAAATGGGGCGGCACTGATGCCAGCGTTCCCGATGCTCAGTTGGGCTGGTACGCCAGCCAGGGATTTATTGGCTATCAACTCTGTGCTGTTATCGCTCAGCACTGGCTGGTGGATAAAGTCTGCACAATGCCCGCGCGTGACGCGGTGCGCAACGGTTACGAAATCACGGTAAACGACGGCAGCGAGGCTACGCCGGAAATTATCGCGGCAATGCAAAGGCTGGATAAACGTTTTGGCCTGAATAAATCCATGCGCGAGTTTGTGCGTATGGGGCGCATTTTCGGCATCAGACACGCGTTATTCATGGTGGATTCTGACGACCCGAACTACTACGCCAAACCGTTCAATATCGACAGCGTGAAACCGGGCAGCTATCGCGGGATATCGCAGATAGACCCGTACTGGCTCACTCCAGAACTGGACCGCAACGCAACTGCTAACCCGGCAAATCTGCATTTCTACGAGCCAACGTGGTGGCGTGTTAACGGGCTGGGCCGTGTTCATCGTTCACATTTCTGTATTTTCCGCGCTAACGAAGTGCCGGACGTCCTCAAGCCGACGTACAACTACGGCGGTGTGTCGATTCCGCAGAAAATATTTGAGCGCGTCTACGCAGCAGAACGCACGGCAAACGAGGGGCCGCAGCTTGCGATGACAAAGCGCAGCACGGTTTTGTCGGTTAACACAGCAGCGGCACTCACTGACCAGGTGGCGTTTGAGGAACGCATGGCGTTGTGGATGTATTACCTCAACAACTACGGCGTGAAAATTATCGACCGTAACGACACGTATCAGCAGACAGATACCGCGCTGGCTGACGTCGACACGGTGACGATGACGCAATACCAGTTAGTTGCTGGCGCGTCGGGTGTTCCGGTCACAAAACTGATGGGTACGTCGCCGAAAGGTTTTCAGTCCAGCGGCAGCTACAAGGAATCGAGCTATCACGAGGAGCTGGAGGCAATCCAGGAAAACGACCTCACGCCGCTGGCAGAGCGTCATCACCAAATGCTCATGCGGTCCGTTATTGCGCCACGGTTCGGTATCTCACCCGTCGAAACAGAAATCACCTGGTTACCAGTGGCATCACTCACGGCTACTGAGCAGGCAGATATCAACGTCAAAAAAGCGCAGACAGATACCGCGCTGGCACAGGTCGGCGCTATCGACGGTGTGGACGTTCGCAACCGGATTATCAAAGACCCGGACAGCGGGTACAGCGGAATCGAACCGTATGAGGACGACAATGGCGAAGAAAATCAATCTGGCGAAGAGGAAGGCACAATGGGCGCGCCAGTTCAAGCCCCAGATAATCCGGGGCGCACCGCTCAACTATAACGCGGCGCAGGCGGGGAGGATTGAGGCTGAGTTGCTGAAACTGGTCAGGCGGATGACGCGGGAAACACAGCAGGAAATCACCGCGCTGTTTCAGTCGGGTACTGGCAAACATTATTTCGCTACGGACGCCAGTGTATCGAGTCAGTCACGAATTTTGTTGAACTCATTAGCTAGTAAGTTCATGAAAGTTTTTAAAAGTCGGGCAAAGGGTATCACTGAAAAAATGCTCAAAGGTGCGGCGAACTCAAGCACAACCAGCCTGCGGCAGAGTATCGAGCAGTTAACCGGGGGGCGTGACACTTTCAACGGATATTTTTTCTGGAACTCTGAAAGAAAAGCTGAACGCGGCGGCAACACAGAGCACCAATCTGATTGTCTCAATTCCTCAGCAATATCTGGCTACTGTAAAAAACGCGGTTACGTCGTCAATCAGTAGCGGGAACGGCCTGGCTGATCTCACGCCATTTTTCGAGCGGCAAAACGGAATCACAGAGCGCCACGCCAAAAACATGGCGTTGGACCAGACCCGCAAGGTTTACAACACGATAAACGCCGAACGCATGAAGTCGGTGGGTATCAGCAAATTCGAGTGGCTACATTCTGCGGGCGGACAAAGGCCGCGACCGTATCACCTGCACACACTGAACGGCGGGATATACGACATCAATGATCCCCCGGTTATCGACCCAAAAACTGGTGAGCGCGGATTACCCGGACAACTGCCGAATTGCAAATGTCGGATGCGCCCGGTTATCGAACTCGACGATGGAACAACAACATGACGGGCCAATCTCAACGAATATACGACCTCAACAACTGGTTCGAAATCCCCAAAAACCCCATCTCAAAAGTTGGGGTTTTTCCGTATATGGGGGCAACCATCGGCGCGCCTGATGCAGACAAAATCTACATGGTTTACCGCCCCGCAGAGGCGCTGGCAGATCCTGAGTGCCTGCAATCATTCAGGCTGCTGCCATTTATCAACGACCACGAAATGCTCGGCGAGGGAGAGACTCCAGCGGAGCAGTACGGCGTTGAAGGCGTTATCGGGGAAAACGTCGTTTTTGAGGGCGACGAAAATCAGGGAACGCTCTACGCAAACCTCAAAGTTTTTTCTCAGCGTCTGGCAGAGCTAATCGCCGACGGAAAAAAGGAACTCTCCTGCGGCTATCGCTGCGTATACGTATTCAGACCGGGAACGTGGAACGGTCAACCCTACGACTATGTGCAACTCAAAATTCGCGGCAATCACATTGCCCTGGTTGATGAGGGGCGCATGGGGCCAACGGTCGCGGTGCTCGACCACTTTAAATTCACAATAGATTCATCGGAGTTAAAACACATGGCAGAACCAGGCGAAAACAAAGAAGGTCAGGACGGCGACGGCGCTGGCGAGGGAGATATGACGCTGGCTCAGTGCGCAGCAGCAATCAAACAAATCATGCCGATTATCCAGCAATTCCAGTCCGCACAGGGCGCAAATCAGGCAGCGACAACACCGGATGAGGAGGCACCACCAGAGGAAGAAAAAACGGCAACACCGCCTGAAGAAAAAACCGGAGATGAGGACGTGCCACCGGAAGAAAAAGCAGCGCAGGACGCAGCAATTAAAAAACTTCGTGCAGAAATCCGGGACACGCGCAGCGCGCTGGACGGTTTTAAAAAAGACGGAATGAAAATGCTCATGGGGCAGATCGCCCGCCGCGATACGCTGGCAGAGCAACTATCCCACCACATCGGCGCGTTTGACCATCGCGAAAAAACGCTGGATGAAGTCGCTAAATACGGCGTGAAAAAACTCGGCATCAACTGTGCTGACGGCATGGAAGAAGCCGTGCTGCTGGGCTATCTCCACGCACGCCCTGTTAACTACGGCGGCAGCGACGACACCACATATTCAGCGGCTGACGCGGCTGATAGTGACGAAATTACCAAATATCTGGGGGGCAAATAATGTCGTTTCCAACTGCTATCAATAAATCCCTGGCGTTTGGCGTGCCGGGTGAGTTTTACGCTGAGGGTCCGAGCCGTGTGCGCTCTGCGGTGCTCCAGTCTTCTGACGCCAAAAACAACGTTTTCGGGCGCGCGTTCAGCGCTGCCGGAGATCATGTTACTGCGGGCGGAGGGGCGGACACATTTGTCGGGATCATGGTCAATCCAAAATCCCAACCTATGTACGGCGATTCGAGCAACCCCCTGAACGCCTCGATGGCTTTGCCCAACGGCCTGAGCGCTGAGTTCTGCTCTATGGGGATACTCGTTGTCACGTTTTCCTCTGCCGTATTAATTGGACAAAAAGTGGTGTTCAACACAACTACAGGAATCCTCTCAACTGTCACGGCATCCGCAACAGATCCGGGTAGTAACTGTGCGTTTGTCCCGAACTGTCGTGTGACGCATTTCTCTACCGCTGGCGCTGGCCCTGCTGTTATCACGCTCACTAACTAACGGAAAAATCATGAGTAAAACCGTTTCACAAATTCATTCGTACATTGGGCCGCGCAACGTTCGCCCGCTCAATCTGACGAAATGCGATGGCTATCCGAAAGGGCTGTCTAAGCTGGGGATCTGCATGGATTCCCGCACGCTGCGCACAATGGGCGCGGCGATGGACTCAACCACTTTGCCGGGCCTCACCACTGCGGCGAGCAACGGTGTACCAGTCCAGGCGTTGCAAACCTGGCTACCGGGCTTTGTTGCCACGGTTACGCAGCCGCGCAAAATCGACGACCTGATTGGCATTACCACTGTCGGTAGCTGGGAAGACGAAGAGATCATCCAGTCCGTCATGGAACTGACGGGTAAAGCGGCGGTGTACGGCGACTACACCAATATCCCGCTGTCGTCCTGGAACGTCGGCTATGAGCGCCGCAGCGTCATTCGCTTTGAAGAAGGGTTGCAGGTTGGTTATCTGGAATCAGCGCGCGCAGCCAAAATCAAAGTTGATAGCGCGGCAACCAAACGTAACGGCGCGGCGATTGCTCTGGAAATCAACCGTAATGACGTTGGTTTCTACGGCTACAACAACGGCACTAACCGCACCTACGGTATGTTGAACGACCCGGCGGCTCCGGCGTACAAAACGCTCCCGGCTGGCGCATCAGGACAGACAAAATGGTCCGGTAAAACATTCCAGGAAATCACCGCAGATATCCGCCTGATCGCTAACGCATTGCTGGTTGACTCGAAATCTGTTGTTGATCCGACTGAAAACGAATGCACGTTAACACTCGCTAACGGCTCAATCACGTACCTCAGCGTATCTACTGAGACGGGGATGAGCGTACAGGACTGGATTTCCAAAACCTATCCGAAGTGGCGCATCAAGACCGCGCCGGAGTTCGACGGTGCCAACGGCGGCGCGAACATCATGCAGCTTCACGCCGAAAACATCCTTGCTGATGAAGTTTCGACCGATGACAAAGGCGTCTGGTCGCAGCTCGTGCCTGCCAAGTTCGTCACTATCGGTGCTGAACAGCGCGCGAAGTTTTACACCGAGGATTTCAGTAACGCCACTGCTGGTGTGATGCTGAAACGTCCGTATGCCTGCGTTCGTGCAACTGGCAACTAAGAGAGGAATTCATGGAGCATTATATTTATTCGACGCTGACAGGCTCACAGGCATATCAGGTATATCAGGTATATCACAAAGGCGGGGGCGATCTGCCGATTGCTGAACGCGCAATTCTGGTAGCGGGCGGCGCAAACCTGGCTGATAAAAATTTCATCACGCCAAAAGGCGTTGTGACCACTGTATCTGATGAAGATCTGGTCCTGCTGGAGCAAAACCCGGTTTTTCAGTTGCACAAATCCAACGGTTTTATTGTTGTGGAAGCGAAACCCGCCCCGGTTGAAAAAGTCGCCAGTGACATGGAAGCGCGCGACGAATCGGCGCCGCTGACTGAAAATGATTTTATCTCTAAAGGTCAGGAGCCTCCGAAAGTCATCGACAACAAAAAGGAAAGATAATCATGGCGGCGATCATCTTTGACGCCGACCTGTTTCGCCAACAACTCCCTGCTTTCTCTGACGTAACCAAGTACTCCGACGCGCTCATCGATTCCTGGTGGATTCAGGCCTCGTGCTATATCAGCACGGAGGATTACGGCTGGCTGAACGGAAACAGCCGTGCGCTCGCTATCAATCTGCTGGCAGCGCACCTGTTAACGCTCAGTGCTCAACAGTCGGGCGCGTCGGGTTCG